CCGTGAATCTTCATGCGGGTTCCCGTGTTAGGACGTACTAACACAAAGTCTCCCACCTTACAGGACGGGCCAGAAGGGAATCGGGCTTTATCTGCAAAAGCATCGGGGCCAATCTTGGCTACAAATAACACGGGGGAAAGAAGCTCCTCGTGGTACATCGCAGTTGCAGATTTAAGGATCCCTGTTTCGCTAAACTCTTCTTCTGCTTTGGGAAGCATACAGAGGAGGTGGTAAGTGGCCGGATCGGGCACTTGTTTGGCTTTCTCTTCTGCGGAGGTATTAAGCACTCCACTCAGATCCACCGCACTAACATCAAAGTCAGTCATCTTCATACTCTTTCGTTCTACGCACAAGGTCAGCAATTTCATACTGCGCGGTTTGCAGACCTCGGATATTGCCGCACAGTTCTTTGTAGTGATCGTGGGATTTAGCACCACCCTCACTGACAATCTGAATCAACTGCTTGAGGTGTTCATCAAGCTTCTTGTTTAAACTTTCAAGCAGAGGATTCATCATTCACCTTTCGGTTGGTTCTTCGCGTTTAACATCATTTGAAGAAGTTGTTGTTTGGCCTGAAGATCTTGCGACTGTTGGTTGTGAACCAAAGACTGCTGGTGTTCTTCTTGCGCTCTTTGCATTTCAGCTTGGTGTTTCATAGCTTCCATGGCAATTTCTTGTTGCTGGCGTTGTGCGGCCACAGCAGGGTCTTCGCCTTGTTTGGATGCCATATCCTGCGCTTTGAGTTGCAGTTCTGCCTGCTTGATGGCAAGCTCTCCCTGAACCTTTTGAGCCTTGGTCTGGGCATCTTGTTGCTTGATCTGAAGCTCTGCCTGTTGCATCTGCATGACGGGGTCTTGCATCTGTTGTTGGGCTTGTTGTTGAGCCGCTTGGTTCTTGTTGATTTGAAGCAACTGAGCCGCCGCCTGAGCAACCAACTTGGACAACTGAACTTCCACTTCCTCAGGCATCTCAATGTCTGGTTTAGGTAGAGTTGCTCCAAGGCGTTGTTCAATCTTAGAACGGTACTGGAACGCAATGTGTTCAGCTACGTGGGCCATGATTGCGGCTTGCATCTGTTGAGCCATGGGGTTTTGGCCCATCTGACCCATGACCATTGGATCCTGCATCATGGATGTATGTACAGCGATGTGTGCATCATGATCCTGATAGATGAAAGCCTTGGTAGGTTTACCTGTAAGGAATGCCATGTTCTCGGAGATAGGATCTCTGGGTGTCATGTCATCATCTATAGGTACTAACTTGTCTGCGTTCTTGATACCTAGAACCTCAATCATCTGGCGGTGCAAGACTGGTAAGTTGTAGATCTGAGGAGCGCCTTGAGCCAACTGGATCACAGCCTGATACTGCATGATCCGTTGAGCCATTGTTGCCGAGTTAGGATCGGACACGGGGATGACATCCACCATGTCGTAGTCTTCCCGTTTGGCCTGTGGAGTACCAGCTACAGGTGTGTACTCATAAGACTCTGGGGTGTAGTCTCTGATGATTGCTTTGAGGAGTTTAAACTCTTGTTTCATTGAATAATGAACACGAGCCTGAACCGCAGACATTGTCTTAAGCTGGCGCTCTAACAAAGCCAAAGTTGTACCTACAGGAGCGTTGGCAGACATATCGCTGATGTTCATATCTGCGATTGATCCAAGCCTTCTACCTTCGTCTGTGATCTGGTTTAAAAGAGCCAAGAGAACTTGTGAAGGTTCCTTGTATGGCAGGGCCATGATGTTCTCTTTGACTGAACCACTGGGTACGTCCACATCCCTGAACTCACCGGGATTAATTGGGGTATCGTCGTCCTTAATTCTTAACCCTCGGGTCTTTAATCCACCGGGCAGATTAGACAGAGTGCCCGCGTCTACCAACTGACGAATCAAAGATGTGCCCGCACGGGCGTATCCACCGATCAGGTGAATTAAACCTAGGCCATAAGCACCAAATCCGGGTACATAGGTGTACTGGACAAAATGCTGGCGCTTTAAACGGTGCTCATCATCCTCATCCCAGTTGCGGCGGATAGCCAAGATCTTGCTTGTACCGCGCTCTAAGGTGACGACATAAGGTAAAGCGATGCCGTCTTCGTCTTCATAACCGGGCAGGTCGTAATCTACGTGGATCTCATAGATCTGGTAGCGGTCATCATCTGAGAGGTTGTAGCCTTGATCTTCAGCTTTTTTCTTCTCAACGTCAGTGTAGAACTGGAGAGGATCGCCAAGATCCTCGTCTACATAGAAACCCGAGACTTGAAGCTTACGGATGTCGTTCTTGGTCTTACGCATGATGTGCGTAACACGCTCTGAGGTCATGGCACTGGAAGCACCGTAGGGAATGATCACATCTTCTGCTGGGATAAAGATGGAAGCCTGACGGCCCATAGAGGGGTCGTAGTAAACCTTCTTAAAGGCCGCTCCAGCCAGACCTAGGGAGTAGAGCATTCTTTCATGCTCAGGGCGGTACTCGGGCATACCTTCCGTGAGCTTGTAGTTCATGTCATCTTTTACACGCTCTGCCGCTTCTTCCTTAAGTTTGTCGATAGCACCAATGATTTCCGTCTTAACCGGGCCTTGAGCAGGAAACGTCTCAATGATAGTCTCACTCTGGAACCGTACAGCGGCCTCGGTGAGAACCGTAGAAAAGACTCCACAAGCGCCAAGCCACGGTTCCGTCCTCTCTTCATATTTCATCCCCAAAACATCTAAGCCTTTGACATACATATCAACCCAGTCTTTTCTGGAGTTGATGTCTGAGTCCACCATTTCAATCAAGTCGCTGGAAATCTTCTCCAACTCACCTTTGTCCATGTACTCTGCAAGATTGTCGCCAAAGCCTTCCTCGTCATCTTCTGGCATGAGGTCAATCTCTACGCCGTCCATGTTTAAACGCACACCTTCTGGATTTTCTATTTCAATCTCAAGGGCTGGTGTGTCGTCAAGCTCTAGGTCGTTTAAACCCATTGGGGCTTGGCTCAATGATTGTTCAATACTCATAATGTTCCTTAGTAGTAGGCTACTTTTCTGCGGTAGTTAATAGGCTCATCTTCTTCATCTGAGTCGATGGAAATGAAGCCCCCCAGTCGAAACCGCATCAAAGCCTGACTGCTTGAGTCCACAAGGTCATCATGATCTCCGTTAGGGAAGGAAGCGAGTTCATCCATCACTTCTTCTGCCCATCGGGTATCAGGACACCAGACCATGCCGGACTCAAACAAAGCAGAGATTGCGTTTACACGCGATATCTTATCGTTTCCTTTACCCGGCGTATACTCTGCGATAGGAATTCCCATCTTCCTCATCTCATAGATCAAAGGAGCGCCAGCCGCTCTCTTCTCAATGATCAACGTATCTGGTTCAAACTCTTTATAAAGCTCTAATGCTCTGCGTTTGAGTTCAGGAAACTCCATACGCTCTTTCATTGCATCCAAAAGAATGATGTTTGGCTTTAAATCACCGGATTTATTGGGGTGCTGGAAGACACCCCATGTTGTGCAAGCGGAATAATCCGCTCGGTTGTTCTTTTCAAAGGCAGTGTCCCAAGATTGGATGATGTATTCACAGTTAGGAGGGTGTTTCTCCTCCCAGATCTGCCAATGTTCCCGTTTAACAATCGCACCTTCTTCAGATGTGGGGTTCTGTTGGTACTGAGCTTCCCATTTAGAGACTGGAAGCTCCGATTTCAGGGCTTCTAGGGCTTCTTTTGACCAAAATCCGGGCCAAAGAGGGTTCCCATTGGGCATAATCGCCGGAAAATCGATGATTTCCCACTGATCTACGCCATCTTTCCCTGAATTCTTGAGGATTTGGCCTGTCAAATCCCTCTTAGACCACCGAGTCATCACAATAATGATGGCTCCACCCGGCTGAAGACGCTGGCGAGGGCCAGATGTGTACCACTCATACACATTATCAAACACTGCGGGGTTACCTTGCTTGGCTTCTTGCTCAGAATGGGGGTCGTCAATGATTAATAGATCAGCGCCTTTACCTGTAACAGCGCCGCCAACACCGATAGCAAAGTAATCGCCACCCACGTTAGTGTTCCAGCGACCTGCGGCCTTTGAATCGCTCGACAGCTTAGTCTGAAACACCTTCTGATACTGTTCTGAAGAGACAAGATTCCTAACCTTCCTTCCGAATCCGGTTGCTAGTTCTGCGGTGTGAGCAGTCTGAATGATCTTCTTATGTGGAAATTTCCCAAGAAACCACGCAGGTAAAAGAAAAGAAGCAAACTCAGACTTGGTATGCCTAGGAGGCATATTAATGATCAACCTCTTAAGCTCACCCCGGGCAACTCTTTCAAAAGCATCTGCCATCATCTTATGATGTGATCCAGAAATAAATATGGGCCACATCTGGGTAACAAAGGATAAGAATGATTCTTTACTGCGTTCAACCTTGTCCATCTCCAACAAGGCTTGGATCTTGGCTCTGTTGTCTGGAGAGGCTTTAGGAACCATTGCCAGATACTTCTGTATCTCTGCGTGGGTTAGGAGACTCATAGTCTTGTTACCTGTTGTACCGAAGTGTCTACTAACTTGATTGAGTGAAACTTATAAGGACGGACGGTCAGGTGACCGTCTTCCTTTAAACGATGAACTATTCGATGAACATTCGATTTAGAACTCAATCCTATTCCCTTGGCAATAACTTCATAAGACGGAGGTACACCATGCAACCTAATGTATGCACGGATGAAATCTAAAACCAATTGTCTCCTCTTGCTCATATGAGGGCACACTGCCCAGATCAGTGACTAACAGTCCGGTTGGGTTGTCATCCACAATGTGCCTTCATATGAAGTCGGTACTTACTTGCACACATAAAGACGGAACGCGTCCGACA